TGAACGCCGAGGAGAAGGCGCCCTTCACCTTGCCCCAGAGATCGACGAAGAAGGCCTTGATCGGCCCCCAGTTCTTGATCACGAGCACGACGCCCGCGGCCAGAGCGGCCACGCCGGCCACCACCGCGTAGATCGGCCACGCCACGGCCATGTGGGCCGCGGCCGCGCCCCAGGCGGAGGCGATCCAGGCCCCCATGCTCGGAAGGGCTGCGACGATTCCCCGCCCAAGCGAGACGAAGCCCGTGCCGACCTTCCCCAGCCCGACGCCGAGCATCTTCACCGGTACCGTGGCGATCTCGAAGGAGCCCTTGAGGAGTCCTGCGATGCCGCCCGCGTTCTTCGCGGCTGCGGCCAGGGTCGCCATCTGGGAGGCGGTATTGAGCGCGGCCCCGCCCAGCCCGAGCGCCTTCTCGGCGCCGAGGCCGAGGGCGGCCACGACCGGCGTGAGCGTGTCGCCCACGGGCGTGGACATGAGCGGGAGAGCCATCTGGAGGAAGCCCGTCTTGATGTCCGCGAAGAAGCCCTTGATCTTGTTCGAGCTCTCGCCCATCTTCGCCGCGTAGGCGTCCTGCGCGGACTTCAGGCGCGCCATCTTGGCCTCGTAGGCCTCGAGCTGGACCGCCTGCGCGGACTTCGTGATCCCGTCGAGCCCGGAGGCGAAGCTCTCGGAGAAGCTCTTGAAGGTCTCATCGGTGAGCGTCGTCGCGCCCTGGAGGGCCTCGGTGCTGCCGAGCGCCTTCGCCATAGCGTCGCTCGATCCGCCGAGGGCCGCCTTGATCTGCGACAGCGCCCCGGCCAGTCCGTATTGCTGTATCATGGCGGAGCCCGACGTTACGCCCATGCGGGCGAAGAGCTTCGTCATCTTCTCGTTCGGGTTGAGAAGGGCGACGATTGCCGCCTTCGTCTGCGTCGCCGCGAGGCTCGCGGTGGCGCCCTTCGTCGTCATGAACGCCATGCTTGCGCCGAGGTCGTCGAACTTCATGCCCACGCTCGCGGCCAGGCCGGCCATGGGGCTCATCGCGGACACGAACTCGTCCATGGAGCCGACGCCGGCTCCCACCGTCCGCGTGAACACGTCGGAGGCGAACATGGCCTTGTCCGCCGAGAACGAGTAGCTGTTCATGACCGAGATAAGGCCCTTCGTGGAAGCCCCGAGGTCAGCCTGGCCGGCTTCCGCCATGGAGAGCGCGGCCTTGAGGGTCGGCATCCGGACGCTCGCGTCCGTCACGCCGCCCGCGATGTCGTAGAAGGTGTCGGCCGTCGCCTGAAGCCCGGCCACGCTCGTCCCGCCCACGGCGATGAGCTGGCTCTGGAGCTTCGCCATCTCGGCGCCCGTCGCCCCGGTGACCGACTGGATGTTCTTGAAGGTGGAGTCGAGCCCCGCCGCCAGCGTGCTCGGCCCCTCGAGGGCGGCCGAGAGCTTCTGACGGAAGGGCTCCGTCATGGACGTGGCCATGGAGAGCTTCGATGCGGTGTCGAGGAGCGCGTTCGACTTCCCCAGGGACTCCGCGGCCTGGGCCATCGAGGTGAAGCCAGACTTCGCCCTCGCGGCCCCTGCCGTGAATTGGTCCTTGAAGAAGAGCGTCACCGACGCGAAGAAGTTCGCCATCCGCCTCGTCCCCTATCGCTTCGCGAATACCCGAGCGATCGCCTCGGCCGCTATTCCCACCTCGAGCTCTCGGGCCAGTTGCGCCTCTTCGAAGAGCTCGAGCGTCCTCTCCATCGTGAATCCGGATACGTCGACCCCCAGGAAGCGGCGAATGTACAGCCGCATCCTGGTGGTCGTGGTCGCTATACCTTCCGGGAGCCCCTCCGGATGTTGCTCCCGAAGAAAGGGGTGATCTCTCCGTCCACGAAGTCGGCGATGGCGCAGGGATAGTCCTTTATCTCCGCCATGATCGCGTTCGCGTCCGGGTAGACGATGAGCCCGCGCAGGAGGTTCTCCTGGGCGACGGAGCCGCTCTTCTGGCTCATCTTCTGGTAGGCCTCGATGTCGGCCACGAGGGGCTTGCGGAAGAGGAACTCCACGGAGTGGCTCGCCCCCGACTTGTCGTCGAAGCCGAGCTCCCCGAAGTAGAGCTCGCCCTTCTCCTTCTTCAGCTTGTCGATGATCTCCTTCTCGATCATGTCGTCCTTCCTTTACACGGGGATGTAGGCGGGCGCGCCGTTCGTGAGCAGGGGCTTCGTGAGCTTGCCCTTGATCGTGACCATGAGCGTCTCGTCGCCCTTCTTGCCCGAGAAGTCGCGCTCGTCGAACTTCACCTCGAGGATGTCCACGGAGGGGACGTTGCCCGCGTCCGCGTAGGTCACCGTCACGACGAGGGGCGGGAGGTTGTAGAAGCCCACCGCGCTCGCCGCGCCGAGGGCCGTGAGGTAGTCCTCGCGCTCGGTCTCGATCTCGCAGTCGCCCTCGTAGCCGCCCATGCCGTAGCCCGACTGGACGCCACCCATGCCCGTGAGGACCTTGGCGCTCTTCTTGTCCGAGTACTTGATGGACTCGGCCATGAAGAGGAAGCCGGTCGGGAGGGCGATCTTGATGGACTCGAAGTCGTAGTGCTTGCCGTTGATCATGCCTTACTCCTCGATCGTGGGATTCTTGAACGAGATCTCGTTCTCGATGAACGACATCTTCCCGCGGGGCACGATCCGGACCTTCGTGGAGATCGTCTCGGACGAGAGGATGTTCTGCCCGTCCGGCACCACGAACTCGAAGTCGGAGATGGTTCCGGACGCCTTCATGTCCCGGAGCGGCGCCTGGCACTGGGCCTTGAACGAGGCCAGGCCCTCGGGGCTGCCGTCCTTGGCCAGGCCCACGTCCGCGTTGAGGAAGGCCACCTGCTTCTCCACGACCTTGCGGCACGCCTCGTCCATGACGCGGCGGTTCGCGATGGTCTTGAAGTCGCTCGTCTCGGAGGTGAGCAGGCGGCCCGCGGCGAAGTAGATGCCGCTCACTTCGTTGTAGCGGCGCACGGCCACGTAGCCCGCGGTCTGGAGCCGGTCGATGTTCGCGTCGGTGAGCCCCGCGGGGAGGATGTCCTTCACGCCGGGAAGCGAGCCCAGGCCGACCCAGTCGGGGTTGTTCTGCACCTCGATCGCGGCCAGGCGCCCGGCGTACTTGCCCAGGGCTCCGCGCTCGTCCACCTCGCCGGAGAAGGCGTCACTCTCCTCGATCCAGCCGGCCACGACGCCCACGCGCGGGTTCACGGTGCTGCCGCGCTCGGTCGTGCATAGGGCGTTCACCCAGGTGTCCTGGGTCTCCTCGCCCGAAGGGCCGCGCGCCTGGCAGTAGCAGAAGAGGAAGTTATTCTTCGCCTCCTCGGCCGCCAGCTTCGACGCCATCGCCGCCCAGAGAGCGGAGCTCGAGACGCCCGCGATGTAGATCGCGGAGATGGAGAGCTTCGCGGCCAGGATCGCGTCGACGGCCGCGAGCACCTCGGCGTTCGTCGCCTCGGGGGCCGTGGTCGAGAAGCTGTAGGTGTCGCCCTCGATGAAGGCCTTGAGGCTTCCCGTGGGCGTGCCGGGGACGAAGGTGAGGGTGAGGCCGGTTCCGGGGATCGCGTAGGTTCCCGGAGCCGCGGGGATCGTGATCTTCTCCCCGGCCACGCCGTCCTTCGTGATCTGGAAGACGCCCTCGTTCATGCCGCCGGACTCGAGGATCTCGACGACGATGTCGTACTCGTTCCGGGGCGAGCCCTGGACGGATACCGTGCCGGAGCTCGACTTGCTCGCCGTGACGGTGCCGATGGTGCCGGCCTGCGAGCCCGCGAGGGCCTTGCAGTAGGCGGTCGGCGCGGCGACCGAGAAGGCGCCGGCCAGGAAATCGCGCAGGGGACCGTCGCCGAACTTGTCCTCGATGGTCGAGGGGTCGGAGATGCCCACGATGTCCGCAGGAACCACGCCCGAGACGCCGACCACGGCGAAGACCGCGGAAGAGCTCGAGCTCGAGGCGCCGAGGCTTCCGTCCTTGATGGTATTCGTGATCTTCGAAAGCACGTCGAGCCTCCTTTACTTGCCCTTCTTGCGGCTGATCGGGGCCGCCTGGAAGGCAGTCACCGCGGCCTCGTATTCCGCGCGGGATACTTGCTTCCCCGCGGCCCAGCCCATCTTCTCCACCACGCCCGCGTGGACCGCCGCGTCCGTGCCGGTCTGCTTGCGGAGCTCCTCGATCGGGAATATCCCGCCGCTCGTGGTGTCCTGAGCCGCCGCATCGGTCTTATCCGCCATCCTGTCCTCCTATGCCCTAGGCACTGCCCTCGGGCGTGACGGTCGCGCCGCCGATCTGCGGGACGGTCTCCGGGTCCGTCCCGATCTCCATGGTCATCATCACGAACGCGCTCGACATGGCCCGGCCCGCGGCGTTCGACGAGTAGTCGTCCGCGTGCTCCGTCAGGATGTTGATGTTCCCCGCGAAGTCGCCGATCGACCATTTCAAGGGGAGGTACCGGAGCACCTCCCCGAGCCACTTGTCCGCCTCGGCCTCCGTGGCCGCGGCTATCCGTATCTCGAAGGGGACCTTGCGCGTCCCCCGGACCTGGAGCCCCTGGAGCCCTCCCGAGTCCGTCCGCACCTTCACGTAGCGGACCGTCCTCTCGTCGAACCTCCCGTCGGCGGAGTAGATCGCCGCGTAGGGAAGCGCCTTCTGCGAGATGAACGTGTCCTCGTCGGTCTTCCGCGTGGCGATCTTCCGGATGGAAGTGCGCTTCCGGATCACCGCCTCGATAAGCCGCTTAGCCTCGCTCAGCATGGCCGCCTAGTCCTCCACTCCGAGCAGCTCGCGCACGGCGCCGTCCTCGAAGACCCGCGTAAAGAATTGAGGGTCTGTCCCCAGGAACCGCCGTTGCGGGATCTGCACCTTGAGGCCTCGTCCGGCCTTGCCGCCTTCCTGGTGGATGCGGCTATAAACCTTGTTCGAACCTATGAGCACCGACCCGTCCGGATATGCCTCGTATCCGATCGAGTTCTTCATCTGCCCCCGCTCGATGAGCTTCAGCCCGCCCCGCTTCCTCGCCAGGGTCACCGGCGAGAGCGCGGGCCAGGGCGTCCCCGTCACCGGGTCCTTCTGATCGGCGAAGGACTGCTCGGTCACCGCCTTGGACTCGCCGCCCACGAACTCCGCGAAGTCCGCCTTCTGGAAGGCGGTCGCGCGCTCGAAGTAGCGCTCGATCTCGTCGAAGCCCTCGACCTTGAAGACCGCGCTGCCCATCTAGTACCCCCGGAGGTCCAGCCGGGGCCGAGCCCTGAACTGGATCGTCGCGGCCTCGTGCCCCGAGACGGTGGGGGCGGTGAGGGTGATCTTCCCCTCCGCCACCTTCGTTAGGTAGTCGCGGGCCGCCTCGGCGCGGCGGACGAAGTCCTTGTCCTTCTCCTCGTCGAGCCTGCGCGTTCCGAGGATCGCATAGGCCGCGAGGTCGGCGCAGAACTTCGCCAGTACCGCCGGGACCGGGTCGAGCGGGAGCGTGTAGCGTCCCACGAGGTAGCCGTCGATCTCCGCGCACGCGTCCGCGATTGCGTCCTCGACGCGCGTCACCGCCTGGGCCGCGCAGTGGATGGTGAAGTACCGCTTCTTCTCCGGTCCGGAGAGCTCGCGGAGGATCATCATCCCCTGGTCCTCGCTGTAGAGCGCCTGGACGAAGGCCTTGTCGGCCGCGTCCGCGATCGGGACGAGCACCGCCGCGCTGAAGTCGCTCGTCGGCACGTGGTCGGAGAATCCCCCGATCGTCGCTCCGACGAGGAAGTCGATCTCCACGCGGGCGAGGAGCCCGTCCCGGTCGAGGTACACGGCCGCCGCCTTAGAGGCAGGCCTTGATCGTGTAGATCAAGTCGGAGCAGACCACGAGCTCCTCCACGTCGTGGCCGACCTGGACGAAGCGCTTGCCCAGGAGGCCGGCGGCCTCCTCGTCCCAGGCCCGGACGATGTACCCGCTTCCGTCGGCCTCGGGGTACTTCACCGAGAGGGTCTTGCCGGCGCAGGGGTAGTCCGGCCGCGTGTCCACGTAGCCGAGGATCACGGAGTCGCCCCAGAGCTGCGCGAGGGAGGTCGCGCCGTCCTCGCGCTTCTTGCCGGGGTCGGCCTTGCCCTCGCCGACGATGACCTTGTCGACGCGGAAGAGGGCCGCGAGGGTCGCCTCGTTGACCTTCTTGATCATGTTCGCCTCGCCGAGCTTGGCGAGGAGGACGCTGTGGTACTCCAGGGCGTCGAAGACCGTCCCGGAGACGATCATGAGGTTCGGCCGCATGAAGCAGGCCGCGATCGCGTCCTTGATCGCGTCGAAGGGATTGCCGCCGCCCGAGGCCCACTTGTTCGTCTTCCCGGAGCCCGTGCCCGAGAGGGCGGTGTTTCGTCCGGAGAGATTCTGGACGAGCTGGGCGATCCGGTACTCCTGGTTCACCTCGAGCTGGGTGACGATCCTGTCCACGATCTGCGTGTCGCGGAGGGCGAAGGGGCCCTCGCGCTGCTGCGCGTCGCGAAGGTCGTAGGAGTCGTGGAGGGCGCGCTGGGTGGTCGCGTAGGGCTCCATGGTGCCGCCCATGGTGAGCTTCTTGGACTGCCCCGAATCCCCGAAGGTGTCGTCGACGATGTGGAGCGAGTTCTCCTTGTCGAACTTCGCGTACTTCCCGGAGGCCTTGTCCACCGTGGTCCTCGGAAAGAGCTGCGCCCCTATGAGCTTGTCGCGGACTCCCTTGGAGTAGTCCACGGTCAGCGCGGTGAGGAGCGGATCGATATAGCCTTTCGTCCCGTTCATCTATGGTTCTCCTTTACGCCGTCGGGATCGTGACCTTCGCCCGCTGGACGAAGAGGTCGAAGTACTCGCCCGAGGAAGCGTCCTCGAGCGCGTAGCCCACGCACTCGTATGCGCCGGCCGTGGTGCCCACGGCGAGGAGCTTGCCGTCCGTCCCCGCCTTCACCCAGTCGCCGGCCTCGATGGCGCCGCCGGCGAGCGCCTTGCACGGGCCGAGGAGCTGGAGCGTTATGTGCTCGCCGATCTCCTTGGTCATGGCCATGGTGTCGGCCGGGTAGATCCCCAGGGGGCTCCCCGCTCCGACCTTCGCTCCCTGATCCGCCGAGCCCGCCACGCAAGCGACGCCCGGAGCCACTGCCGTCTCGGCCTTGAACGCCCTACTGAGCATCCTTTCAGCCCTCCTTCCGCTTGGCGCGGTAGTACAGCTCGGCCGCCTCGCCGAAGGTCTTGATGGCCTTCTCGGCCTGGAAGGCCTTGATGGCGGCCACCTCGTTCGCGCCCTCCGGCGCGGGCGGGGCCTTGTCCTTCGAGGCGACGTGCTCGCCTCCCACGATCTGGCCGGCGGAGGCGAACAGCTCGCGGAACTTCTTCCGCGGCTCCTCGTCCTCGATCGCGGCCTCGTAGGCCACGGCCGAGTCGGCCTGGGCCGGCGTCATCTTCCCGGCGTCACGGAGACCGAAAAAGAACCTCTCCGCCTCCGTCTTCCGCTCCGTAACCGCGCGCTCGGTCTCGCGCCGCGCATAGGCGGCGACGCGCCCCTCGGCTGCGGCGAGATCGGCGCGGAGCTTCTCCATCTCCTGCTTCTCTGCGTCCGTCATCGGAACCTCCCTGCCGCCCGAGGCGGCGGCGCCGTCCTTCCCGGCGGCGTTGAAATGCTGCGAGTCGCCCGCGCCTTCGGTCAGGCCGAGCCCCTCGCGATCTATCGCCATGGCCTCGAAGGCCGCAGGGCCTCCTTCGTCCTGGATAGCCGCTCCGCCGAAGAGGCGCGAGAAGAGAGCGGGGAGGAAGGTCGCCTTCACGGCCGGCTGCGTCCTGCCGAGCAGGGCTAGCCCCGTGACCTCCACGCCGTCCGGGCTCCCGATGCCCGTGATCTCCACGGAGCACTTCTTGAGCTGCCCCTTCGCCAGCGCCTCCCGCGCGAAGTCGTCGATCTCGTAGTCCGTCGCCCAGACCTTCCCGGCGCCGTCCACGCGGATCGTCTTGATCCAGCCGTGGGCGAGCTCGTCGGCGTCGGAGCCCGCGTAGTAGCGGTGGCCTACGAAGATCGGGATCTCGTCCTTGCTCTCGTTGAAGCTCGCGGCGAAGGCGTCGAGCTGGTCCTTCGTCACCGTCCCCTGCGGGTACTGCCCCGCCTTGAAGATGAGGAACTCGTTCATGCGTCCTCCCCGGTGGCCATCGGTCACGCCCTCGCGAAGACGCGAAGGCTCGCGATCTTGCCCGTGCGGACCGTCTCGGAACTCACGAGGCTGTCCCAGTCGGGGCGGCGGAAGTGGCCGATGGTCTTGTTCACGGCCTGCCGCTCCCAGCGCTGGACGACGAACTCGCCCGGCTTGGCCTGGTACTCGGGGGCCTCCTTGCGGACGCTCCACGATCCGCCGGCGAGGAAGCCGAGGAAGGCCTCGGGCTTGTCGATGTAGAAGTTGTCGGGGTCCTGGGCGTTGTCCCAGGAATAGCGGATGAAGCCCTTGTCGATCGCGGCGAAGAACGCGGAGACGGGATCGATCGCCTTCCCCGTGATCTCTTCGGCGATGCTGATGATGTCCAGCCCGTAGCAGGCGGCCTCGCCAGCCTCGGCGAGGAACGTCTGTATTCCTGCTTTCATGGTCTGCTCCTCTTCGTGATCCCTACCGCTTGGTCGATCTACGACGGAGCCTAGACCTCTTCGAGAGAAACTCTCAAAGAATACATTTCAGAAAAACAGGTTCATAATTTTGTTTGCGAACCTAGTTCACGAACCCGCCGAAGCGCTCCATTTTGCACTAGGCTTGAATACATGGCCCCGAAAAAGGGCTCTTTCGCGACCGCCGAGCGGTCGGACCCTCCTAGGACCGTTCAAAGCCGCGTTCAACGCCTTCAATTCGCGTTTTCTGGCGAAATCCGAATACACGGACGACTTCCCGACCGGACGCGCCCACGGCCCGCTATTCGCGTCCCAGGGCCATTCGACAAAAAAGGCGGGGCGTCCTTTCGGATGCCCCGCCTTGAAAGCCGTTCGAAGACCTGGCGAACCCTCGTCAGCGCTTCTTCCTCGTGAGGAGATTCAGCCCCTTGAGGACGACGCGCGCCCCGTCGGCGTCGACCTTGTGAAGCGGTCCTCCGCCGACCCCGATGCTCGCGCCCTCGAGTCCGATCATCGCCTTCATGATCTTCTTCGCCGCGCTCACGCTCGCGACGCCCGACCGTAGCATGTAGTCCTTGGCGGCCGAGATGTATTCCGCGTCGGTCAATGTGCTGCCTCCCTGCTCTTGATCATCGCCTCGAGCCCGACGATCACCTCGCTCGCGAGCTTCGGCTTGAGGAAGCGGAACGAGTCGATGTGTACCGTCCGCTTCACGAAGCCGAGGAGCCCCTTCCGATCGTTGCTCCCGGTCGCCCGGAACCAGAGTCCGAGGATGTGGCCCTTCTGCGCCTCCGTGCATCCCCAGACCTCGGCGCAGGGTGTGAAGCCGAGGCGGCGGAAGGCCGCCATGATCGCCCGATACTGCGCCTCGGTCTCGATCCCGCGCGAGCTCTCCACGCCGGCTGCGCCCTGGAGGAGCGCGCGGTAGCTCTGATCGTCGAGCCCCACCTTCCCCTTTGCGGTATGGATGAGCTTGATCCATTCAGCCTTCACGGACCTTCTCCTTCTTGCTCTTGAGCCCTTCGCGGAGGGCCTCCGGTGACTGGTACGAATGCTCCATGATGTACCGCGTGGCGATCACCTTGATCTGCGTCGGCGTTAGCCCTCCGATGAAATCGAAGAGATCGCCTACCGTCTCGAACTTCTCCTTCTTGAGGACTGCCGCGAACTTCTCGCGGCGCTGGGATTGGATTTTCCGCGCGTATTCGAGATTGAACTTGTCGATCTCGATCTGGATGTACTTCGGAACTCTTTTCTTTTTCGTGGCCATAGAAGCCTCTTTGATCGAAGGCCCTGGGGCGCCGTATCAGCACCCCAGGGCGTCAGATTGTCAGAACTACAGGATGAAAGCGGGGCGGAAGCCGACGCTGCTGGTCGAGAGCGACCGGCGGGAGATCAAGCTCAGAGCCGCAAGACCCGCGCCCGCGCCGCTGCTCCAGTCGCCCCCGCGGACCGGGATGCGCTCGCCATAGTTGCGCACGAAGAGCCCGCCGCTCGTCTTCGAGAGGATCGCCCGAGTCGCCGGCTCGATCATGAGGCGCGCCATGCGCTCGCGGGTCTCGGCGCCCAGCGCCTTGTAGGACTCGGAGAGCTCGAGCCCTTTGATGTCGCCGATGGAAGTGTATCCCTCATCGCGATCGTCCGCGGCGCCGCGCGGGTCCTCCTCGGAGTAGCTGCTCACCTCCGCGGAGAGGACGGGCTCGTCGTCGGCTGCGTCGAAGGCCGCGCCCTGGAACGGCCAGTCGGCCTCGGGCATCTCGAAGGCGTTGTCCGTCGGGAAATGGAGCTTCCCGTCCACGAGCTTCAGCCCGTCGTTCCACTCCCAGTAGTTCTTCACGAAGTGCTTCGAGCGGTTCTCGACGACCCAGAAAACGACCGCCGCCCACTCCCACGCCGTGAGAAGGTGCCAGCCCTTGCCCTTCTTCGCGCAGGCCGCCCGCGCCTCGTCGAAGTCGCTGTAGTAGCGCGCCTCCTCGGAGGGGAGGGAGCAGGCCGCCCCGTCTATCATCGTCGCCGGGACCTGCCCGACGAAGATCTCGCTCTTCTCGGCGCCGTCCACCACGAAGGCCGGATGAGTCCCCTTCCCGAGGGCCGCGTCGATGTCGCTCACGTCGAAGCGCGGAACGACGAGCATGTAGGACGGAAGCCCCGCCTCGTCATAGAGCACGGTCACCTCGCCGTCCGTCGCCTTCTCCACCGCCGCCCTGAGCGCGTCGCGGACGATGATCGTCGGCGACCTGGTTTCGGTCATTTCCATGGACATCTCCTTTCTTGCTTTTCTTTCGCGATATCGATCTTCCTGGAGCACGTAGCAGCCAATGACGAAGGCCACCCCAAGCGCCAGGACCACGCCCTGCGCGATCATGCCGATCGCCTGCATAGGGCCTCCCCGGCCACGGCTCCCACGTAGGCCGCCGTGTGCCGGAACGTCGTATCGAGGCGCACGACGCGGAACTCTGCCGCGTAGCGCCCTTGCCCGAGCGACCGGAGTACGATCTGCGGCCCGTCCTCGCATCGCTCGGGCACCTCACGTTCGAACTTCATCGCTACCCCCTATAGCAAGAGGGGGAGCCTTCCAGGCTCCCCCGACGCTGCCCGGCGGCCGTGGCCGTCGGGCTCTTCGATCATGCGCTCGCCTTGAGGAGGTCCTTGTTCACCTCTTCGCGGTTCGCCTCGCAGAAGAAGTCGTCCTTGATCTTGCGGACCGCGTCGACCTGGGCGAGGGTGTCGTCGTCGAGCTCGGCCATCGCGTCCTTGTCCGGCTCTTCCTTGATGCGGACGTAGCGCCCGAGCTTGAGCTTCTTCAGGAGCTCGATCGTCGTCTTCTTCACCGAGATCGACGTGCTCTTCCGGTAGCCGAACACGCCGAAGGTGAGCTCGACGCTCTTCCGGTCCTTGAAGAGGTCGTCCTTGTTGCACTCCGCGTATGCCCCGACCTTCGTCGAGATCTCGATGATCCGCGCGCGCAGGGGTTCGCCGGACTTCGCGGCCGCGCCCTTGATCTCGGCGATCTGCTTCTGCGCCTCGGCGTCGATCCCCTCGAGCTCGCGCTCCAGGAGCCCGATCTCGCGGAGGGCCACGTTCACGTCCTCCAGGGTCTCGAGCTTCTCCGCTCTCGGCTTGTACCTCGTTGCCATCTATTCCTCCTGTCTATGCCGCGCGAGGCCCTTCGGGCTCCGTCGCTTCGTTCTGTATGATCTGGCGGACTCCGTAGAGTTCCGCCCGGACCATCCTCAAGATCTCGATCGCCTCGGTGGGCCTCGCCACGCCGCGGGAGGCCATGCTCTGGAGCTCGCCTATCTTCTCCTTGAGCATGGCGACACCGTCGGGACCGAGCACCTTCCCCGTCTTCTTTCCGGCCATGGTTCCCTCCTACTTCATCGATACGGCGGCCGCGGACTCGGCCACGCGTCCGTCGATCACCGTGAGGCTGTTCTCCTTGAGCACGCGGAGCGCGTTCTGCACGAGCTTCACGAAGCTCCGGAGGCTGCCCTTCGAAAGCTGGTAGATCGCCTTGAAGGCGTCGTCCTCGAACTTGCGCCCCGTCGAGGAGGCGATCACCTTCGCGTCCTCCTCGGAGAGCGGCGTCACGCGGAGGAGCGTCCCCACGCGGCTCGCGATCTGGTTGAAGTCCTGGACCCGGTTCTTCACCGCGTGGGCGAAGGACGGGAGCCCGATGAACACGAGCCCGCAGCGCGCCAGGTCGGAGATGCGGCGGAGCGTGTTCAGGGTCGAGTAGGAGAGCTGGTCCGCCTCGTCCACCACGATCACCTTGCCCGTGTCGCGGAGCCGGTCGATGATCGCCTCGGCGGTCTCCCCGGCGCTCGCCGAAAGGGGCAGCTCGAGGGCGCGGGCCACGGCCCGGACTACCATCGTCTGGTTCCGGATGGAGCCGATCTCCACGAAGATCGCCTGGGGGTTCAGCTCGCAATAGCGCTGTGCCGCGAGCGTCTTCCCCGTCCCGGCTTCGCCGACCACGAGGGAGATGTCCTCGCCGTCCTGCGCTATCTCGATCGCCCTCCAGATGGACCGGACCGTCGCGGTCTCCACGAAGTCCACGTGCGGCTTCTCGGCCTTGCGCTCCTGGGAGGCCAGCCAGGTCCTGATCTTGCGCTCCATCTCGGCAACGTCGCCGGGGTAGTTCCGCCCCAGGTACTGCGAGAGCGTAGAGGCCCCGATGCCGATCCCGAGGGCGGCCCGCGTCTGCGAGATGCCGTTCTTCTTGAGATAGTCCGAGAGCTTCTTTATGAGCGCTTCGTCGTAGCTTTGATCCGTCTTTTTCGCCATCTTGAACTCCTTTCGAGCTCCGGCTTTTTAGCCCTGCGCCCGGTCGTAGATTTCGAAGCCCGTCTTGAGCGGGAGCTTCTTCGGCCCCGCCTTGAGGCCGGGGAAGGGTAGCGGGTTGCCCGATACCATCCGCTCCGCCTCGTCCTTGGCCGGCGCCTTCCGCTTCCCGCCCTTCGGCTTCGCCGCCTCGAGCGCCACCTTCTCCTCGAAGGAGAGGCTGTTCACGCCCTCGGCGATGTACTTCTGGGCGGCGGCGACCACCGCGAGCTTCTTCTTGTTCACCCGCTTGGCCCGCTCGATGTTCTCCGCCGCGATTCCTTCGTCCTTGAGCGCGGCATTCGTCGCCTCGCAGAGGTACGTGTCGTCCTCGGCTCGGTACACGAGCACCTTGCCCGCGTCGTCGTAGGGCCGGCGGATTATCACCATGTGCCCCTCGAGTCCGGCGAGCTCGTCGGCCCAGTAGCGGATGCCGTCCATCGTCACCCCGTTCCGCTGCACCTTCGCCGCTTTCGGCTTCGTGAAGATGATGTCCAGCGCCGCGGGGATTACCGTGATCGGTGTCAGGGCGTTCTCGGCGAATACCTCGTCGGGCGTCCTGCCGTCCATGCCCTGCCCCGAGTGCTTCCAGGTGGCGTTCCACTCCTCAACCCAGGCCGCGAAGTCGGCCTCGACCTCCGCCAGGGTGAGCAGCACGTCCTTCTTCTCCATGTCGCCGATGCGCCGGTAGTAGAGCGACGCCTCGAACGGCCTCGTGACCGTGTTCGAGCCCACATAGGTCTCGTACCGCTTGGAGAACTCCTCGCAGAGCGTCCCGAAGAAGCGCTCGATGGGCTTCGATTGCCCGTGGTAGGGCTGGGCGTGGTGCACCGCCACCCCGAGCGCCTCGAAGGCGCCCGCGATACGGATGTACTCAGGTTCCTCGAGCCCGTCGGACTCTTTCGTCACCCATATGCCGGAGCCGTTGAGCGCCTTGCAGAGATAGTCCTTGCCGTTGTCCATCGTGGCGTTCCACGGCGATCCGAAGCGCTCGACCCCCATGCGCAGGGAGGACATGATCGTCACCGAGCACGGGTTGTCCGAAATCGTCCAGCCCGTGATCTTCCGCGACCGCTGGTCCTGCCAGGCCGTGACCCAGGGGCGGAATATCTTCACGCCGTCGGTCACGACCAGGTCCAGCACGTGGTGGTCCGAGAACCAGTTCTCCATGGGCTGGATGAGCGTGTAGTCGCGCTCGATGTAGGCCGCCACCTTGTCGTTGTAGGCCTTGGCCCCCTCGCGCATCCGGACCACGAGGCCCTGGGGGAGGTCGTTCTGCACGAACCGCAGCACCGTGTCATAGCTCGCGCGGCTGGCCGGGAAGACCTTGCGGAAGTCCCGGTACACCCGCGCCACCTTCGGCTTGCGGGGATCGAGGTAGAGCGATGCCGCCACCGAGGCTTCTTCCTTGGTGAGGGCGCGCCGTCCCCGCTTCCCGCCCGACCGTGGCGCGAGCGCCGCCATGTCGCCGCGGGTCTTCGCCTTCTTCCACCGCATGAGCGTGCTCACCGAGACCTCGGGAATCCGATCCCGCAGGCCCTCGGGCGTCGTCACCGACCCCGAGGTGTAGGCCTGCGAGAAGTCCCGGACGGAGAGCCCGCTCTTCTTCCAGAGGGAGAGCACGATCGCGCGGTCGGCCGCCTTTTCGCGGGCGTGGGCCGGAACGGATTCGAGGCCCGCCCCGCGGACGACCGGCTCCGCTGGCTTTGTTGCTATCGCCGCGCAGAGCGCGGCCTGGAAGTCTTCCGGGAGTGACGAGCTGCGGTACTCTACCGCGTGGCCGCCGCGGGCCGTGGCGAGCCTTCGCTCCCACGTCCCCTCTATGCGGCGGATCGTCGACTTCGACTTCCCCGTCGCCTCGGCGATTTCCGCCGTCGTCACCCACTCTTTCATGCCGCCGACCCCGTTCCCGTGTGAGCGGCTGGAGAGGGTGACTCGCCGGACTCCGGCACGAGCTCCACGCGTATCTCGCCGAGCGCCCGCTCGAGCTCCTCGGCGCGTTCCTCGTAGTGCAATGCCAGGACCTCGGCCGCCTCGAGGCGGGCGACGAGCGCGTCGTTCGCCGCTTCGAGCGTCCGGTAGCTCTTGAATATGCGGAGCGCCTTCATGCCGCGCCTCCCGCGTAGGAGCGCTGGATCTCAGCCCAGCGCTCGCGGGCCTTCGGCTCTTCGGCGTACCGCTCCGACTTGACCACCTCACCGTTCTCGAGGTGCCTGATCCACCAGTACTTGGCCGAGTCCGAGGGGCGGACGATCACCGCCTCCAGGAACAGGGCGCCGGACTGCTTCGCCTCGCGGTCTGCGATCCGCGCTTGTATGTCCCGGCTCATGCCCCCCCCCTCCGGCCCCTGGCCGCAGGCGAGGCTCGCCGTCCCGATTGCCACGAGGGCGACGGTCGCGAGCATGGCTTTCCTCATGCTGCCCTCCCGTCTTTGCTTGAGGCGAAGAGCTCTTCCCAGGACTTCCCTAGGAGGGCGGCTATTCGCTCCTCCTGCTCCTTGTTGCGCAAGGTCCCCCAGACAAGCCTGGAAAGATAGCCTTTTGTGATTCCGAGCTTTTCCCGGAGATCCACGAACGAGAGATGCTGCTCGAACATGACAGCCTGGATTCGTGCTCGCTGTTCCCAATCTTTACCTGGCATCTCCTGGTGGGTGCGGGGTTCCCGCGGTGCCAGCTTATTCGAATCGGAATCTTTCGCCTTAGCGGACTGCTGGAGATAGAACGCAAGCTGAACGCCCAGGAAGCCGCCTCCGATGCCGCCGATCAGTGCCATGAAGTACATAAATAGTTCTTTCAAGACGGCCTCCTCTCCGGTCCAAGACTGGAGAGGGCTTCGCTGATATGTTTCGACGCCTCGGCGATGAGGGCTTGCTTTCTTGCGCCGGCTCGCTGTACCCGATCCACTGCTTCGCTCTGGGGTTTACTTCTTGCCCTAATCACGACCAGCTTCATGCTGCTACTTCCTTCTTTTTTGCCTGCTCGGCTTCGGCCGCTTCTCGGGCCTTGTTTCGCGATTCAATCCTCGCCGAGTGGCCCTTCGTCTTCGCCCACTCGGCGATTTCCGCCATGTGCCGCTCGCCGTACGCCGCCCAGTCGGCCTTGTTGATGAAGATTGTGGTGTCAGTGACTCGATCGATGCCGAGGCCGATTCTCTGTGCGGCGGAAGCGCATGCTTTGACAAACAGGGGAAGGTAGATGCAAGGGGCGAACATGCGTTCGCTACTGGGAACGCCGATAAACATGTCAGTATGAGGATTGAGGTCGAAGCGGAACGGGCCAGGCAAGTTCACCGGCGTCTTTTGTATTGCCGCTGCGAACTGGTCAGCTATATAGAGATCGACATCCACCGGGGCCGCACGGCCGTCGTCCCTTCGAATGCGGCTCACCTTCGCCTTCGGCGCTTCTATAACCGTCGCTCCGCCGTCCCGCGTGCCATCGTCGCCGTCGTCGTGCTCGGCCTCTATCGCTGGGGCGGGCTCCTGGTCCGGCTGCACGTTGATCCTTTCTAGCTCCGCGATGCGCGCGTCGCGCTCGCGCACCGTCCCGAGGAGATCGTCGATCCCCTTCTCGAGTTCTCGAACATAGGAGAAACGCTTCAGTATCTTTTCCGTCATATCCGCCCCTCCTCCCGAGCCGGAAGGCTCACGTACTTCCCGTTCTCCGCGCGCGTCATCTTCGGCGTCCCGTAGCACGCCGCGATCGCCCGGATGCTCCGCACCTTGTTCTCGATCGTCCCCGCGCACATGCCGCCCGACTCGCCGCCGCCGATCACGATCCGCGACACGTCCCGCGCCGTGAGATATTCCCCCGTCGCCTCGCTCCGCGCGAGCGAAAGCTCCACGAGGTGGTTGACCTCCTGGCTGGTCACGTTCGGATTGTTCGTGAAGAGGTCCTGGATGAGTCCTTTGGCCGCCGTCTGGAGGATTGCCTCCACGCCGCCCGCCCGCTCGATGAGCGCCGCCTGGGCCTGGAGCTTCGCCGTCGCGTCGGTGAGGGCATAGGTGCCGGTCTTGCGAAGGGAAGGGAGGACTTCCTCGAACACCCAGCGCTCGAATCGCTCCGCTGCCGGCAGTGTCGAACCGACTATCAGGCGTAGCACATCCGGCTCGTTGATCACCCGGAACTCCTGCATTCCGCCCGCCGTCGGAAGGGGGTAACGTTTCGTTATACCCTTGCAGTGGTCTCCCATGGCCTTACTGGGATTGGTGTATCCGAGTGATTCGCAAACATCCTTCCCGATCCACCAAGGCTCGCCGTCTAGAACCGCCACGCGGCAGCTCTTTCCCTCGAAGTCGAAGGGTATCAGCTCGTTCATGCCGCCCTCCTCTCGGGGAACTTCTTGTTCACCACGGAGTGCAGCGTCTCGACCGCCTTCGAAAGCTCGACGATCCCCGCGCGGACATCCCGCTTGGCCTGGGCCTTCTCCTTCTCAAGGCTCGCCACCCTGTTCTGGAGCGCCTCGATGAGGCTCCCCTGGTGGGAGGCGACCTTCGCCGCTTCCTTTATGAGGGCTTTCTGGTCCTGGATGAAACCCTTGAGTTCCTCGTTCTCCCTTGCGACCGCCGCCAAGGACGCCTCGATCGCCCGCACATAGGCGAAGCGCCGTAGGATTTTCTCTATCATGCCGCCATCCTCCCTTCCCGCCGCGCGTCGGCGTGGAGCGAGCCCCAGGAGGAGTAGCCGAGCGCGCTAGCCAGGGCTCCCTTCACGCGCTCGGAGTTTCTGCGGCAGTGGAGGAATGCCGTCACGAGCGACTGACTCACTCCCGCGCGCTCGGCGATAGCCGTGTGCGTGAGGCCACAGAGCTCGAGCTGGTAGTTGATCCAGATGCCCTCGCGGGGCATGAGCGAGATTCCGCGATCTTGCCTCTTTGCGCGCGATAATTTGTGTGCCATACTTAAAACCGTCCTTTCGCCCCATGGGGCGTTTGTGTCGAAGGGGTGACCGGCTTTCTGAGGGCTTCGGTCATCCCTTCTTTTTCGTGGTTCATGTTCTAGTCAGAACATCCGATAAGGTTATCATCGACCCGATAGGGTTATTTGTCAAGCAGAAAATAACCCATAGGAGTTATAAAATGGATGAAAAGAAACCAACGAATGTATTTTCGTCCCGTTTGAGTGAATTTCGTACCTCAATGGGGATAAATATTGCTACTTTTGCTCGCGCCCTCGGCGTTCCAAGGTCTACTCTTGTTGGATGGGAAGAAGGTAAGGCTGTTTCGATTGAGATACTTCCAACTCTTTTTGGTCAATTTGGAGTGGATATAAACTGGTTTTTTACCGGGCAAGGTGAGATGTTGCGTCCTGGTTTTAAGCCACCTCCCAAGAAAATCATTGCCGATGGGATCGCGACTCCTCAACTAGGGGGAAAGCCGCCGAAATTCGTTGCGGATCTTCACGCCTTCGCTGAGATTCCCGGCTTCCCGGTTGGGGCTCAGGCGGAGCCAGATGAACCAAGCGAGAGTGTCCAGGCCTCTCCCCCTCCGGGCGACGCGGCAAAGGAAGTCGAGAAGCAGCCTGCCACGCGGCTGCATCATATTTCGCGGGAAATAGCGGAGATCGCGGAAGGCATTGAGGGCCTGCCGTTCGCCGGAGTACCCCGGGAGCTTGCCCCGATCATCAGGCGCTATGAGCGGCTCCCGGAAGATGCAAAAGGCACCTTTCTCTCGACTGCCAATGGCTTTCTATTGGGCTATGAACAGGGCAACGCGCCCGCCGCCGAAAAGGCAGCCGGTGCGTAATCCTGCAATTTCCAGTGAAGAGGTAGTGAAGAAAAGAGTGGAGGAATAAGCATGAACCCAGATCAAGAAATTCGCTCTCGGGCGATGGAACTCGCAATCTCGTTTAGCGCAATGATGCAGAAATTCGCCGAGACTCCCAAGACGCCAGGCGATGCGGCCAAGTCTTTCCCCGCGATTATTACGATCGCGAAAAGAATAGACGGATATATCAGGACTGGCGAGGCATCTCCGCCTGAGCCGCTGCCTTGAGAATCTCCACGAAATCGAGCCGCTTTCGCTTCTCAGGCGGCTGCCATTGCGAGATTACCGGGTCATTGTGGTCGATGCCCAAGGCCTTTTCGAGCCGGTAGAAGTACTCGAGCTCTCGCCGGGTGTCGTTCACCCACCCACCCTCGGGTACGGGGATCTTCGTGCCGGGCATGTCGCAGGAGACACTGTTGTGGCAGAAGTGGAGAGTCTGCCCGATCTCCCGGAACGCCTTGTTCAGCTCGTGCATGTCCATACCGATCACTTCGATCGTCATTCCCGCCTCCTTTATTGTATCCTTATGCCACAGTATAGTGTATCTACTTGACACATGTATAGGACTGTTTTACCCTATAGCCATGGAGTCGTGTAGTTTCAAGAGCGACATGGAAATACTGCGCGACCTCGTTGGCCCCGAGGCCTATGCCGCCATCGTCAAGGAGTTCGGCGGCCAGGCTATCTACATCGCCCGACGCCCTCCCCGCGACGACATCTATGACAAAATCTGTGCCGAGCACCGCTCAGGCGCCCGTTACCGGGATCTCGCCCGCAAGTACAGCTTCTCCGAAGCCTATATTCGCCGTCTCTGCCGCAACTGGCGCCCCCGCGTCGCCGCGTAAAACCCGATACATTTTTCTAAACTAGGTTCTTTGAATGGTCTCACGACCCGGGGTTAGGCTCTCCCTGTCCAGCCGCGAAAAGTGCTCAAGGCGGACGGAGGTAGTCCCATTATGAAGCACAAGACCCTGTGGCTCGTCCTGTTCTGGCTCGTCGCCGTGCTCGGCGGCCTTGCGGCCACCCTGGTCGGAGCCCAGCTTCCCCTTTCCAATCTCGTCAACCTCGCGGGCGCCGTGAGCCTCGCCTACGTGGGCGTGGACAAGGCCGCGAAGATCGTCACGGCCGCCAAGGCCCCCGCCGGGGACTTCGGCGCGGACTACGTCCCGCCCGCCCTCGACAAGCACCTCTGGGTCGTCATCCTCTGGCTCCTCGTCTTCGGCCTCACCCTCGTCTGCGCCGCCTTCAAGCCCGACGTTTCCTCCTGGCCCGTCGAAGCGGCCCTCTTCTATGCGGGCACCCTCTCCGCTGCCTACGTCGGCCTGGACAAGGGCGTCAAGATAGCGGCCGCCTCTGGCGTAGCCAGTAGCGAGGCCGCGAAGTGACCGCCCTCCTCGTCCTCGCCGGCCTCTTGGCCCTGGCCGTCCTCGTGATCCTCCTCCTCGCCCGCGTCTCCCTGGGCAAAGCTAAGGAGGTCTCTCGCTACAAGGCCGGCTACGACGCCCTGGCCCTCACCGTCAAGAACTACGCCGAGGCGGCGGCCAAGACCTCGGGCGACATCGCCGCCGCCCGAAAGGAGAAAGAAGATGCGGATCAAGCGCTCGCGAATACCCCTGATAGCGATCTCGCTCATCGCGCTAACGGCCTCTTCCCTCCTCGGAAGTAGCTGCGCGTCTCAGCCGCGCTCGGGCGGCGATGTCCCCGCGGCGGTCCAGAAGCCGCGCCTCCCCAGGCCCCCGGAGCCGAGCCTTCGGCCCGTCCATTTCGAGGATAAGGACGGCGGCCTCTGGCTCTCGTATGCCGATTATCGCGCGCTCGAAGGCAACGTGAAGGCCCTTCGAGCCTATGCCGAGGAGCTCGAGCTCCTCGTGGAGTACTACGAGGAGGCTAGATAGATGCCGCCCAGAAAGAAACCGAGCTCGGGCGACTGCCCCGATCCGGCCTGCGCTGCCACCTTCGCGACCATCGAGACCGAACTCAAGAATATGACCTCGAGGATGGAGGAACTAAAAACGTACATCAAGGACGAGTTCGCCAAGATGGTCCAGAAGCAGTTCGACGAGCAGGCTAAGCGCTTCGAGGAGCAGTCCAGGCGCATCGCTGCCCTGGAGAAGTTCCGCGACGACATCGTCAAGAAGATCGCCTACGCCATGGGCGCCTTCGCCGTGATCTTCTTCATCCTCCAGATCATCATCCAGTTTCTCGTCAAGAAGTCGTAGGCGGCAGGCATGGCGGAGACCGAGAAGCGAGTGGAGGCCGAGCGCCTCTACGTCAAGGCGAAGCTCCTTCCCAAGGACATCGCCCGAGCCCTCAAGGTGAGCGAGACCTCGGTCTACCGCTGGAGGGCCGAGGCCGCGGCTGCGGGCGAGGAGTACGACTGGGATCGTCGCCGCCGGGACGCCACGCCCGTGAACATCGTCGACGTGCAGCGCCAGTACTGGGAGGCTCTCTCCAAGCAGCTCAAGCGCATCCAGGAGGACGAGACCCTCCTCCTCGACCCCAAGGTGGCCGACGCGATCGCCAAGCACATAGCGGCCATCAATCGCCTCGTCCCCAAGAAGACCTGGCTGTCGGCCTGCGTCTCGGTCCTCGACGAGATCAAGAGCTACCTCGCGGCGAACGACCCCGAGCTCTGGGAGCGCTTCGTCGGCCATATCCCCGCGATCCAGGACGCCCTCGAGCGCCAGGTGCTCGATCTATGATCCGCGTCAAGAGCTACGAGGACTTCAAGAAGAGGTGGGGCCGCCTCGCCCAGGAGGCTCTCTCCCGCCCGACCTTCGAGGACGAGTCCGAGGATGCCAAGGATAAGCGCCTCGCCTCCTGCGAGAACGACCTCGGCCGTTTCGCGCGGACCTACTTTCCCGAGCACTTCCGCGATGCCGCCGCGCCCTTCCACAAGAAGTGGGCGGACATCTCAGGCCTACGGGGCGAGCCGGTCCAGGTCCAGGCCTTCCGCGGCGCCGGCAAGTCCACCTACTTCACCCTCGTGGACATCATCCACCGTATCGCCTACGGGACGAGCCGCTTCACCGTCATCGGCTCCTTCACCGAGGAGAAGTCGCGGCTCTTTGTCGGCCGCATCCTCCTCGAACTCATGTACAATCCGCGACTCCAGGCCGACTTCGGCCCCTTCTTCACGCCAGGCCAGGCCAAGGGCACGAAGGCCTTCGTGGCCTACTCCGGGTTGTCGAAGACGAGCACGCGCGTCCAAGCGGTATCCATCGGCCAGGACCCGCGCGGTCTCGTCTATGGCGCCTATCGCCCGGACACGATACGCCTGGACGACATCCAGTCCTCAAGGCGGGCCAAGTCCAGGAAGTTCGTCCGCGAGACGGTCGAGTGGGTCAAGCTCTCCCTCGTCCCCGCCCTCGAGGCCGACTATTCCTTCATCGTCTGCTCCACGCCGCTCAACTCCGCCTGCGTCGCCTGCACGCTCGAGAAGGGCTGGGACGGGCAGCCTGGCGTCAAGACCTACCGCTTCCCCGCCGAGGACCGCCGCGGCCGTGCGCTCTGGCCGGGCCGCTTTCCGAAGGAACGCCTCGACAAGATCAAGGAGACGGTCGGCTCCCTCTTCTATTCCCAGGAGTATCTCCTCGTCCCCATCCCCGCGGACGAGACGATCTTCAAGGAGGAGTCCTTCGCCCGCTCCCGCTATAACCCCGACGAGATCACGGGCCGCGTCTTCGACGCGGTCGTGTCCTGGACCGACCCGAGCCACAAGTCCGGCAAGCAGGGGGACTTCAAGGCCACGGTCTGCCTGGGCGCGATAGGCGGCATCCTCTACATCCTCGCCGCCCGCGTTCGCCATGAGTCCATCGATCGCATGATCGACGGCATGTATCGCATCTACGACGCGTGGAATCCCGCGTATATGTACTACGAGGACGTGGGCGGCCAGGCCCTCCTCGAGGACACCTTCCTCCGCGTCGGCCGCGAGCGCCGTCGCTTCCTGCCCGTTCGCCCGGAGGGGAACCCGATCAACAAGGAGGCGAGGATCGAAGGCACGCTCTCGGCCATGATCGAGAACGGGACGATCCGCTTCCTCGAGGACGACCCCGACCAGAGCCTCATCGTCGAGCAGCTCCTCCAGTTTCCGAACGGCGACCACGACGATGGCCCCGACGCCCTCGAGGGCGCGGTTCGGAAGATACAAGAGCAGCTCCGCCGCCTTGGCCCCCTTGCGGCTCGGCGCGTCGAGCGCAGAAGCAAGACCCTCGACGGTTTCTAAGGAGACGCTATGCAGCCCACCGACTTCGAAGGACAGTTCGCCACGCGCGCCCGCGCGGGCGAGATCAATGCCTACTTCGCGCTCCTCCCCGATCCCGACCCGGTGCTCAGGAAGAAGGGCATCGACATATCAGCCCTGCGCCCCCTGCTCGCCGATCCGCATCTTGAGTCCGTGGCCTCGGTCCGCGTCGCCGCCGTATCCTCGATCCCCTGGCGACTCGTCGCGGGAGGGGAGGAGGCTCAGGCGGCCAAGGCCCTCGCCCTCGCCGAGGAGTCCTTCGCTCGCCTGGACGTCCCCGGCATCATCGAGGAAGCCATGGAGTCCGTCTTCTACGGCTTCAAGCCCCTCGAGGTGCTCTGGGACACAGTGGGCCGCTGGGTCCCCTCCGACATCGTGGGCAAGCCCCCGGAGTGGTTCGGCTTCGACCAGGACAACGTCCTCGTCTTCAAGGGGAAGACGGTCACCTATGAGGACATCCCTCCCTACCGCATCGCCTGCGCTCGCCACCGCGCGAGCTACGATAATCCCTACGGCCAGAAGGCCTTCGCCAAGTGCTTCTGGCCCGTGACCTTCAAGCGTGCTGGCTGGCAGTGGTGGACCACCTTCATCGAGAAGTATGGCGGGCTGATCGCCCTCGGGAAGTACCCGAAGTCCGACGAGAAGGACCGGGGCCAGCTCCTCGAGTTCCTGGAGCAGATGGTCTCCGACGCCGTGGGGGCCGTGCCGGATGGGACGGACGTGATCCTCAAGGAGGCGGCGGACAAGTCCGGATCGAGCGAGGCCTATTCAACCTATCTTCGAGCGGCCGACGACGAGATCTCGAAGGCCATTCTCGGACAGACCCTCACCACCCAAGTCGGGGCGCAGGGAAGCTACGCCTCCGCGAAGGTGCACGATATGGTCCGCCAGGATCTGGCCGACGCGGACAAGCGCCGCATCTCGAGCACCTTCAACCAGATCCTCGCGTGGATCGCCGAGCTCAACCTTGGCGAGGGCACGCCTGCGCCGCGCTTCGTCTTCGAGGAGGCCGAAGAGCTCAAGAAGGACAAGGCCGAGCGCGACAAGATTCTCTGGGACATGGGCGTCCGCTTCTCGAAGACACGCATCTCCTCCGAGTACGGCATTCCGGAGGACGGCTTCGAGATCACGGATACCGCCTCACAGGCTCAATTCGGCGGCTTCTCGCTCCGCCCGCGTAGGCCTGCCCCTCGCTCGGCCGATCCCCAGGCGAAGCGCTCTTTTCTGCGCTTCTTCCAGGGCGAGCCCAAGGCTACCAAGGAGGAGAAGCGCATCGTCGCCGATGTCGCCTTGGCCGATAGCTTCGCCCAGCTCGAGGAGGCGCGCTTCGCTCGTGCCGCCGAGAAGACGGTCCAGACCCTGCTCGACAAGATCGAGAAGGCCGCGAGCTACAAGGAAGTCGTGGACATCGTCGCCGAGGCCTATCCCGAGCTCGACTTCGACGAGGTCGTGGCCGTCCTCGAGGACATCCGCTACGCCGCGGACCAGATAGGCTCCGCGCCCAAGGATAAGGGCTAGGGATTCATGGCCGACGGCCCCAGCTATACGCCGAGGGAGGCTATCGACTTCCTCGAGAAGAAGCATCTCGTCCCCACGGATTCCTGGGACGACCTTTGGCAGGACGAGCATAGCCACTGCTTCACGGTCGCCCATTCCATGGGCGCCGCCGTCCTCGACGACATCTTCAAGGCACTCTCCGACGCCATCGAGTCGGGGGACACCCTGGACACCTTCAAGAAGAACCTGGGGCCGACGCTCCGGGAGAAGGGCTGGTACGGTGGCCGCGCGGACAAGGTAGGCGACGAGGGCTATCTAGCCTGGCGCCTCGCGATGATCTACGACACGAACCTCATGACGGCCTATTCCGCGGGCAACTATCGCCGCATGACCCGCGGCGCCGAGCTCCGCCCCATCTGGGTGTACTCCGCCGTCATGGACGGGAAGACCCGCCCCGAGCACCGTGCCTTGAACGGCAAGGCCTACCGCGCGGGCTCGTCCTTCTGGGACCGCTACTATCCGCCGAACGGCTGGCGCTGCCGCTGCTCGACCTATTCCCTCTCCGAGGATGGCGCCGCCCAGCGCGGCCTCGACATCCTCGACGACCTTCCTCCCGGTCTCGATCCTGAGCGTGTCGCTCCGCCGGAGTGGCGCTATAATCCCGGCCGCGACGCCTACGCTCCGGACTGGAGTAAGTACAAGAACCTCGCGGCCATGACCGACTCCTCCGGACGCTCCCTTCTCGATGTCGTCAAGCGCGCATGGTCCGGAGACCTCGTCAAGGTGAACGCGACGCCGCGCCAGGACGCTCCGCCCCTCGCCCCGGACTCCCTCCGGGATTCTGTCGAGGCGCGCGTCGCGGAAGGCTTCGCCTCCGAGTCGGATGTCCGGGCCGTCGGTGACCTCATTCTCAAGGAGGCCGCCAGGACCGCGGGCGCGGATCATCGGGCGGCCGTCCTGGACGCGCTCAAGCGAATCCGCCCCTTCGCCGATACGAAGTCCGTGCATACCTACGCGAAGGGCTCGTCGGTTCGCGGCCGGGATCTCCTCGCCAAGACCCAGGCCTACTATCCAAAGGCCTGGGTGGATCAATCCGCCGCAGCCTCCAAGTCCTCGCCCGTCTCCGTCCGACTCACGAAGGGCCGGGCCTGCTACATCCCGTCCCGGACGCAATACTGTGTGACGGACGACGCCCGAGTCTGCGCCCACGAGATGGCCCACCGCATGGAAGCCGTCGTGGATGGCGTCAAGGGCATGGAGAAATCCTTCTATGATCGCCGGACTGAGGGCGAGAAGGCCCGGACCCTCCGCAGCCTCACCGGCATCCGCGGCTATGGCGCCGATGAGATAGCCAAAAAGGACAAGTTCCTGAACCCCTATATGGGCCGCGACTACTCCGGCCGCGCCTATGAAATTCTCTCGATGGGTGTTGAAAGCCTGGCTGGGGGGTCGTATGATATAGTCAAGGATGATCCCGATTATGCGGCTTTCATTGTCGGGCTCCTGGCGGGGTTGTAATGTTCGAAGTGACTGGCTTGAAGAACGGCAAGCAGTACTCGGTCCGCATGACGGAGGGCAAACTTTCCGGCGACAAGACTATGGTCTCGCGCGTTCAGTCCGCCGCTCTCGAGGATCATGGCATCCTCGGCCTTCCTCCCTGCACAAAGCCCGCCGGCCGCTATCTTGAGAACGAGTGTTCCGCCAGCGAGCTCGCCCAGCTCTGCTTCGACGAGGTTCTCTCAACCTCCGACGACTGGGCTCCTGCCGATGCTTCGGACGCTGTTTACTGACCCCTTGAAGGCTGTTCAATTCGCCCTTGAAAGCGCTCCATCGTGGAGCACTTCGGCTTTTTGCCCCTCCCGCGCTTTTCTTGTCTTTTTCTTTTACGTGTATGGATTTACGGCCATTCCCGAAAGCGCTCCGGGCGTGAAGCACTTTCGAGGGGTAGACGCCCGGCCTGGCGAGCATTCCACGGCTACGGGTTCTCGGGCTCAAGTTCTTATTCTGTCGTGAGTTGAACACTTATCGACGGCTTTGAAGGCTCTTGAAGGCTTTCCTCTCTTTTCCCCATGACACGACCACTATTCCGCTTTTCCTCACTGCGCCATTCGCACATGGTTTGACTACACTTTCCGGGGCTTTTTCTTTGCTCATTCAAGACTTACCCGCCCGGCTCCCGGTGGTACGCTTGTTGTCATTCCCTCTGCTACCCTACAACGAGGAGGGCGGCGAGGCCCATATAACGATCGGCTCGATCCGATAAAGGCATCGCCGCGGGACGGAGAAAGAGGGGGAGCGCGGCCGATCGGAGCCGGGCAGACCGCCGGGCCCGCGTCGCCCCCTCGCTCCGTCGCCAAGCAAGGCTTGGCGCGTCCTCGGATTCGCATAACGCGAATACGCGTTA